CTAGCTGTTCCGTTAGGAGAGCCTTCCATTGGGTTAGGTGTACGTTTCTTACCAAACTTCTCTGGAAACACTTCTGCTAGTTCTGCGTCTAGTTTATCCAAGAAGGCTTGTCCATTAAGGTTAGGATTTTCTTGTCGTAACGAGACTCCTAAACCATTAGCAATACCAGTCATTCTTGCATCTTTACCAAACCAGTCATTCTTATCCATCCATGAATTCAAGATAGGATCAGCAGTGACTTGTGGAACTTCAGCAGCTTTTGCTTCTGCAGCTTTAAGTTCTTCTTTAGCCTCAATGCGTTGTTCTTTTAAATCGTCCATCGCATCATCAATCGCTATTGCTCTGTCGCCATCGCCTTGTGTGATTGCATCACGCTTAGCTTGCTTCAGTTGCTCTAGCTGGCTTTCAAGTTCTTTGGCTTTCTTTTCAAATTGCTGTTTTTGGTATTCACGGAATTCTTTAGCAGATTCTCGTGCCTCTTCAGCCATCTTCTTAGCTTCGCCTAATTCTTTAAGCAATTTCTCATTATTCTTACGAAGGATTGGCATAATTTCTTTGCCACGACGTACAAACGTCTCAGCATCCACCCAATCGTTCTCAGAGCCACGGAACTCTTCTGCTGCTACCCAACCCTGTGCCCTTGCTTCGGACTCGAACTGGGACGCTTCTGGAGCTTCCTGTGGTGCTTCTTGTTGTAGTTCTTCACTCATTATACAATCCCTTTTAATAGATGTGGATCAATAAGGCCCATATCATCGTCTAGCTTGGCTACTAAATTATCGTAATTAATCATGCGATAGTCTTTGCCGTCTTTACCTTTGTACATCAAACCAGAATACTTAGCGAAAGCTACTCTCATACCAACTTCAACAACACCTTGAGGACATTCATCACCCATCGCCATTATTTCACCTGTGGTGTTAGCAAGTTGCTCACGTTCACTGGTTTCATCCGTTGATACAATAATTCCACTAGCTGTCTTATTTTCTACAACTAAAGGCTTAATCAATACCCTATCTAAGATAGGAGTAATGCCTGATACATTAGACATCTTTATTTTCCTTTACTGATTCCATTAACTCTTCATAGGTGATATTAAGGATCTGAGTAACTGCTGCTGCACGACCACGAAGACCAGCATCATCTTCAGTGCCTGCTAACAACATTTCCTTTAACCACTCTCTATCTTGTTTAAGAGCATACATAAACGCTCTTGTAACCCTACTATCTTTCCACTGCAAAAACTCTTCTTCTGTTACTACGATTGCCATACTTCCTCCTTATGTTACATTCCTGGTGTTGCTTCCCCTCCCATAGGTGATTGGGATATTTCTGTTTGGGGCTTGTTTGTATCCATCATGTGCTTCTCAAGATCCATCATGGTTCTAAGAGCAGTTTGAATTCCTTCGTTTTTAGCTCGCATTGCACCAATCTGGGCATCTAGCATTGCAATGTCTTGTCCTGTACGTACACCACCAGCTTGCTCAATAGCAAGAATAGCGTCAGCCTCAAGCTTGTGAATCTTAGCTTGGTTAATCTCAACGTCTTTCATCATTTTCATCATGCCCAACTTAAACTGCATTTGCATGTCAGCTTGTTTAGTTTGCATCTTCATTTGTTCAATTTGAATCTTCTCAGATGGGCCTGGCTTGATAGCGTTAGGGCCTTTAGGATCTGGGAGAAGTTGATCAATGTTATTGATCTTCATTGCTTTGAGGTAAGTCTTTTGAGCTTCATACATATTCATACCAGGTGTGGTAGAAGCTAGTTGAAGAACTGCTTGTGCTTGTTGTACACGCTGTACATCAGAAACAATGTTAGGATCTGCTGCAGGGCGTACATCTGATACAGGGCCTTTAAAGTCATCAGCATCAATAAAGTTCTGACCTGTGTCGCTATTATAGTCTTCAATACCTACAAGGTAGAGTTGATTCAAACGATACAATTTACGGAACTCATCTTTAAGAGACCTGTATGTACGCTTGAATATACCCGAAAAGATTTTCATCCCTTGCTCTGCCATCGTNCTCGTAGTTTCTGCAGCGGTATTCTGGCCTGGATTTTGTCCTGAAAGAATGTCAACAGAACCACCAATACGCTCACCGTAATTAATAAGCATAGAAAGCAAAGTAAAAAGAACTTGAGAAGGTTCCCTAACAGGAAGAGGCATGATACCTTTTCGCAAATCATCACCTGTGGTATCAACGTGTTTCCATTCTAATGGGGCAAAGTTGTAGTTACCACCTCGTAGCTTAATTCCTCTAGACAAGAAGCCACCTGCTGTGTTAGNCATTGTGCCTGTGTCGATAAGCTGATTGAGTAAGGTATCAATACTTTGATTGAGTGGTCCAAGTAAGCTTCCAAAACCAAGGTCATAGAATCCACCATCAGGTGAAGGAATGAAAGGAAACTTTGTGAAATAACTTTCTGCTGTAATGGATAGAACATTACCTTTATCATCTTTTTCAATAGATTTAGTAAAGTAACGAGCTACGATGCGAAGAATCTGTTTAGTATCACGACGCATCCAAATGATGTACGGCTCAGCGTAACCATCACCATCTAAGTCAATAAAGGTGTGTTGTTCTAGAATTTCGTATGGAGTAGAGTCATCAATAGAGTCAGGAGCAGTCATGCCTTGTGCTTTGTTCTGAGCCAAAGTCATGTTTGACTGTGGAACAGCAGCAGGACGTACTTCTGTCATTTCAGACCACAAACCACGAGCTACACGCTCATAGATGTCATTCTTAGACAAATACTGAATCTGTGTAATGCGTGGTGATGTATCTAAATGTTTAGTCCAATAGTTTACGACAAAGTCCTTAGCAAGGATGTTCTCGGAAACATTGTGTTTAAGAATAGGGTCAAAGTAAGACTTCTTAAAAGCACAACCTACAATAGGCTGAGAGATAAGAACTCTATCCATCTCAGATTCCCAGTTAGTATCTTCTTCTAGAATCTGGTAAGACATGAACTGACTTACACGATGAGCACGTGCTTCTTTAGCACCTGTAGTATCNTCACCTATAACACGACACTGGACGGGAGTTTCCCCGTTAATAAGGACTGGATAACTACGAGCATGAAACTGCAAAGCAGCAATAGTAATAAGCGGAAATTTAACATTGGAAGCTCCAGGCCAAGGAAACGATTTAGCTTCAGAGACCTGAAGAGCTAACTTCATAGCATCTTCAGTACGCTTTTCCCAAGCAGAGCGTGAAAGCAAGTCAGCTTGGAATCCTGTGTAGACGTTGTAGCTAATAGTATTTAAGTCAGCTTCATCCAACATCTCTACAATGTTAGGGGACTGTACTACATCGTCAAGGTTAAGTTCAGTATTTAATTTCATCAGTATCCAGTTGTAGCGTTTCGTCCAACAGTGTCATATCCAAATTCATGTAGGGCAACCCTGTATTCTTCTTCGTCAAGTTCGCTTTGTGTTGAAGCTACTTGCATTTGACTGAGTAACAATCCGATGTAAGCCCAAGCATCCACTTGGTCATCATGTCTATCTCTAGGGAAACGCAATAACTCATCTTCAAAGGTTTGATACCAATCAGCAGAATTGTCAAACTTTACAGCTCCTGCTCTCATACGAGCTTGCATTGACCTTGCACGACTTAACTTATCTCCACTAGGTTTTAACAACACCAGGTTAATAAATGTGTCCTGCTTCATCATTGCCTCATTAAGATAAGGGCCGATGGACTTCTGGATTGTACCTGCCTCAATTCCAAACAACTCAGGGTTGTACGTTCGCTGGAGGGCAAGAATGGTCTCTACTATCTGCATCGCATCCATTCTATCACGAACGATGTTCACACACTGCAAGTGCTGATTCTCGTCCATCCCTGCCACAGCAAAAACACTGTAATCACTATGTTGTCTTTGACTGATTGCTAAGTCGCAAGCAATATAGTAATTTAAATTCTTTTTTCTATCTTCTTCTTTTAAGGGAGCAAGTCACTCTTTTTAAAGAATCCGTTAGCATCATCAAGAGGAATGTTTAACATCTCTTGAGAATAGACATCTGCTAAGCCTTGACTAATGTACTGAGCTTTGCGTTCTTCTAATGCTTTCTTGTTCCACCTATCAGGCCACAGAATCATATTAAAATCATCTGTATGTGCTCTGTACTTAATGGATAACCAAGAAGTTTTATAGTTTGTATACTGTTTTAAATCTTCAGTAATTAAATTCTTTAATGCTTTGGAACCTAATGCAGACAACTGAGACTCAGGCATTAGACGTTCTAACAATGAGTCTAGATGCAAAATAGTACCTACAATTCTAATCTTTCCTGTAACTGACAGGGCAGGTATGAGTGCTGAGTAGAACCATCTACGAAGCTTCTCTCTACGGTCTTTATTTAGAACCTGTTCATCAGATTCCATATCATCACATATGATTAAGTCTGGACGTTTATTTAACCATTTAAGACCACGAAGCTTTTGTTCAGAACCTTTAGCTTGAATCCTAAAAGTGTGACCATCTTCGAATTTACCTATTATATCATCTTCTGTTTGCTTTGTCAACTCAATGTTGCCAAATAAACCATGTATATCTTCATTATCCCTAAGTTCCTTAATAATGTCACCTAGGAACAAACCAGCTTGTGAAAAGCTGTCTGAGACAATCAAGACATACTTTGACCTACGAAATAGAACCTCAGCTAAAAGATAAGCGTAAGTAACAGCAGTAGACTTACCGTGGCCACGAGGAGCTGCAATGGCAACAAACTTGTCTTTGTGACAACAAAGGCTCCAAAGCTCTCTATGAAACTCAGGAGTCTTTGTCGCAGAGTCGTAGTTCTTAACAAGACAAGCGTTACTAAATCCTTCAATAACTTCACTGGTTAGTTCCATTATGCTTCATTGTCAATCACCAACGGCTGTGGGGTGATATCTTTCTCTTTAGGCTTAGCAAAGGCTTTAAACTGTTCAGCAAGCTTAGCAAGCCTATCATCAACAGTACGTTCAATCTGCTCTTGCTGCGGTTTAGTCTCAATGATGTCTTTACGCTCTAGCATATCATTGGCTACCTTGGCTGCATCTTTCATTGACACAGGCACACGAATCAGCTCAGACGTTTTAGGGTCATATTGATAATTACCCTTCTCAAGCCTATCTTCTGTGACATCTAAAGCTTTTGACACTAACTTAGTTAAACGAGCATTGAGTTTAAGATTGTCTTCAGACTTTAAGTCATCAACCATTTTCTTAAACCAGTCTGCATACCTCCAGCGATTGAATGTCGCTAATGGGATATCTAGCACAGCAGCGGTTTGAGCACCGTTACCCAATGCCAGGAATGTAGTCGCAGCTTCAAGCTTCTGACTTTCAGACCACCACTTACCTTCTGCTTTTAAATCTCGTTTCTTTCTGCGTGTCATATCTTTAGACAATCCTCTACTCGTTGTCATCATTATAACATACAATTCTTTAAATGTCAAGCTTTATTTTAATTATGACACAATATATAGGGGAACACAGAAATAACTTGACAAAAAAGAAAAGTTGTGTTATAATTACTATATAGAAGCAATGTAGTATCTTTTTAGTAGCAATATAGTATGTAGTTAATATAGTAATAAAAACTATTATTACATAGAGCTAAAGAGCACAATGTAGAGCTAGAGAGCACTATCTAGTACTATTGTTCTTATTGTTTTTCATTCCTTCTCCGTCCTGGAGAGCACGTTGTAGACCCTACCCCTGTTTTGAAAAGTTATGCCAGCGTTAAATATAGCGTTATATATATAAATAAATAATTCTTTTTTGCCCCTCCCTGCCCTGTGAATCTCCCTGGGGTTTACCCTATGCTATGAAGATGCCCTCCTCCATAGTCTATCGCTATCGTCCTGGTGAGTCTGTCCCCATTGTTTACTATGCTGCACCAATGTAGTGCACTAAATAGGGACAGAGTCGAGGGAGACTGTAGCGTAACTGATTTAATCTATTCAGTCACTTACACTTATGTAGTGCACGTCAGTCTTATATCATTACTGATGAGACAATCCCTCCTCTTATTACTTTACTATCTAAGCATATTAGGGTTTATCCCTATATCTTTTTATATATCTATCCCGTTATAGTGTATGCATGCACTACT